GATGAGAGGGTTGATCCGTAGTACAGGCCTCGACGGTCGGGATATACTCGGCGGCGCAGGGTTTTGTGCCCTGCTCTACGGGCTGGCGTCCTGGTGGCCGCCGGCCGCGTGGATGGTCGGTGGCGCGTTGGTGCTGGTGGTGGCCCTCTGGCCCGACCTGCGGCGGCGCAGCCCCTAGGGAGCCGTCATTATGGGTTGGCTGTCACGCCTGCTGACTCCGTCCCTGCAGGCGGCCGTGCCCCCGCCCGACGACAGCTTCTGGTATCAGCCCATCGGGACGATGACGCCGGCCGGGGTGCGGATTGACGCGGACGGCGCCAAGAAGATTAGTGCCTGGTATCGCGGGCGGGACATCCTGGCCACGACCCTGGCGATGCTGCCGTTGCCGCTGCTTGAGCGGTTGCCGGATGATGGCGGCGCCACCCCGGCCAAGGCCCACCCCCTCTACGACATCCTCCACGATCAACCGAACGGCTGGCAGGATTCGTTCCAGTGGCGGCGCATGTCGATGTACCACCTCATCGACCACGGCAACGCCTACAGCCGGATCGTGTCGGGGGGGCGGGGGATGGTCGACCAACTCTGGCCCATCATGCCGTGGTTCGTGACGCCCGACCAGAAACCTGACGGGACATTACGCTACCTGGTCCGCGATCCCAAGACGAGCCTCGTGACGACGTTGATGGATTGGGAAGTCTTCCACCTGCGCGGGGCGTCGGACGATGGCATTGCGGGCAAGGGCATCCTGGAATATGCCCGAGGGAGTTTGGGCACGGCCTCGGCCACGGAGAGTTACGCCGCGCAAATCTTCTCACGGGGGGCGTTGAATGGGGGGGTCATTCTCCACCCAGGTCTCCTGAATGATGAGGCGTCCAAGCGGATGGCGCGGTCGTTTCGGACGGATCCGGGTGATTGGCACATTCCGAAGGTGCTCGAACAGGGCTCGACATGGGTGCCGAACGACCTCACGCCCGAAGACGCGCAGATGCTGGCGAGCCGCAAGTACACCGTGGATGACATCGCGCGGTGGCTGGGCGTGCCGCGCATGATGTTGGAAAACAGCGACCCGTCGTTTGGCAATGCCGAGCAGTTCGACCGCAACTTCATCGCCTACACCCTCGGCCCCTGGCTGTCGCTGTTCGAGTTCGCCATCAACGACCAACTCGTGATTGCCTCGCGCAAGTATTTCGCGCAGTTCACGCGCGAGGCGCTGGTGCGCGGCGATCATGCCGTGCGGTGGCAGGCACACATCGGGGCGGTCAACGCGGGCATCAAGTCGGTGGACGAAGTGCGCGGGGTGGAAAACTTGAACGCGCGTGGCGGCAAGGCGGATGAGTTGCGCGAGCCTCAGAACATCACGGGCAAGCCGGCGGTGGACGCCGAGAAGGAGCCCGAGCCCGAGAAGGCCGCGCCGATGAAGCCCCCGCCGTTCATGCCCCCGGCCGAGGACAGCGAGCAGGCGCGGGCGATTGCCCAAGCGGCGGCGGCGCGGCTCTTGCGGAAAGAGATGGCCGCCGTGCAGAAGTATGCCGTCAAACACGCGAGCGATGAGGATGCGTTCGTCGTGGCCGTGACGGAGTTCTACGTGGCGCACATCGAGTTGGTGTCACTGACGCTGCAGATGACGCCGGTCGAGGCCGAGGCGTATTGTGCGGGGCAGGCGAACCAGGTGTGCAACGGGGATTGGGTTGAGGCGCTGACGCGGTGGAAGACCGACGACTACGCGGCCGGACTGGCAGGCATCGCGCTGGACAGGGAGATCGGGCCATGAAATACGCGCGCATCATCGGATACGTGGCAGGCACACTCTGGGCGATCACGCCGGGGAAGTGGCGCGAGCTGCTGGGGGTGCTGGCCTTCCGCGCGGCGGGCCACGAGTGTACCGCCGAGGAGATCCACGCACGTATCGGCGGCGACGACAACGAGGGGCCTAGGCTCTCGACACAGAATCAGGTGGCGGTGATTCCGATTCGGGGTGTGCTCGCGCACCGGATGGGCAGCATGGAAGAGTCCAGCGGCGGCGCGTCGGCTGAGCACATCGGGGCCATGCTCGCGCAGGTGGCGGCCGACGACAGCATCAAGACCATTGTGTACGACATCGACTCACCCGGAGGCACCGTGCCGGGGATTCCTGAACTGGCTGCGCAGATGTTCGCGCTCCGCGGGGTCAAGCGGCAGGTGGCCCAGGTCAACGACATGGCCGCGAGCGCGGCGTATTGGCTCGCGTCTCAGGCTGACGAGATCGTGAGTTTGCCGAGCGGGAGCGTGGGGAGCATTGGTGTCTTTTCGGCGCATGAAGACCTGAGCGCGGCGCTCGAGAAGGAAGGCATCAAGATGACGCTGATCTCGGCGGGCAAATACAAGGTGGCTGGCAGCCCCTTCGAGCCGCTGAGTGATGAAGAGCGGGCGGTCATCCAGGCCCGCGTGGATGATGCCTATGGGCAGTTCGTCAAGGATGTGGCTAGGGGACGTGGCGTCACGCCGGCGGCGGTGCGGGGCGGCTTCGGCGAAGGGCGGATGCTGGACGCCAAGGCGGCGAAGGCGGCCGGGATGATCGATCGGACGGGGACGATGGATGAGACGCTGGCCCGACTGACGGCGCGGTCGACACGGGCGAGCGCGGGTGGGATGCGCGGTGAGGATGAGGCCCCGGCGGTCGTGGCTGTGGTAGACTCGGCGGTGCCGGCGGTGGCCGTGCCCCCGCTTGTCGAGAACACGCCGGCGCGGCGGATGCGGATCATGTAGGTTGAGACGCACCTATGGCAGCACCCCGACAGTTTGACGAACCCTCTACCGCGTTCATCGTGATGCGGGTGACGTTGACGCAGCAGCGGGAGATCCGGCAGGTGGCGCGCGAGAATCGGTTGACGGTCAGCGAGGTCTTGCGCGAGGCCACCGATGAGTTCGTGGCCGATTATCGGGAATCGCATCCGGTGTTCCGGCGCAAGCGAGACGCGCCCTGAGTTTCCTGATTTTCTTCCAACCGTAGTACACCCTCCAAACCCTGATTTATACTGCCCTCGTTCGCGGGTTCCATTGAAACCGCGTGCAGACCTCCGCGCCTGAAGATGTCACGGCGCGTGCCCGGTCTGCGCGCGGTTTGTCGTGTACCGCACATCGAGGAGACCAGAGCTATGGCGAGCGCATTTCTGACCATGCGGCAGGCGCGATTCGAGGCCAAGGCAGAGGCCTTGAAGATTCTGGAGACGCCCGCTGCCGACCGCACACCCGAGCAGGACGCTCGCCTCGTGGCGTTGGAGGCCAGCATCGCCGTGCTCGACACGGACATCGACCGTGCCTCGAAGCTCATGGAGCAGGACCGCCTCGCGCCGTCCACCGCTCCCCTCGTGGTCGGACCCGACCACGCCAGTGAGCGCCCGTGGGGGCCGCGGCTGCCCGACCACGCCACCGACGCCACCCGCGCCCAGGTGCGGAAGGCCGGCTTCGGCGAGTGGGCCATCGCCGTCCGCAACGCGGTCTCCGGCATCGTCATCGACCCGCGCCTGCACGCAGCGGCAACCGGGATGGGCACCGCGATTCCGTCTGACGGCGGATTTCTCGTGCCGATCGAAGTCGCAGCCGGCATCGAGCGCGACATGTTCGCGGGCGGCGAGCTGCTGAGCCGCGTCGACGTGCGGACCATCGGCTCCGACAACATCGCGTACAACGTCATCGACGAGACGAGCCGGGCCAGCACGCGCATGGGTGGCGTGCTCGCGTACTGGGTGGACCAGGGCACGGCGGCCACGGCGTCGCAGCCGAAGTTCTCGCGCGTCGAGATGAAACTGCGGAAGGTGGGCACGTTGGCCTACATGACCGACGAACTGGTGGCCGATGCGCAGGCGCTGGGCGGCGAGCTCGAGGCGCTGTTCGCGGAGGAGTTGACCTTCGCCGTGGAAGACGCCATCACGGAAGGCACGGGCGCGGCCATGCCGCTGGGCTACCTCTCGGCCCCCTGCCTCGTGTCGGTGGACAAGTCCTCTGGCCAGACCGCGGCGACCATCACCACGGCGAATCTCTCGGCCATGTGGGCGCGGATGCACCCGCGCGACAAGTCCAATGCGGTGTGGCTCATCAACGGCGACTGCGGGCCGCAGCTCGATGTGCTGAGCATCCCGGCGGGCACCTCGGCGCTTGAGCCGCGCTTCGTGAACTACTCGCCGGCGGGCATCCTGACGATCAAGGGCCGCCCCGTCATCGAGGTCGAATACAACGCGACGCTCGGCACGGTGGGCGACATCGTGCTCATCAACCCGAAGAAGTACCGGCTCATCCGCAAGGGCGGCGTGGAGCAGGCGTCGTCGATGCACGTGCGCTTCACGCAGGGCGAGCAGACGTTCCGCGCGTTCTATCGCGTGGATGGCCAGATGATTCCGCGGTCGGCGGTCACCCCGTTCAAGGGTGGCTCGACCAAGACCACCAGCCCGCTGATCGTGCTGGCCACCCGCGCATAGCAGGAGTGCATCATGAGCAGAATGAGTGAATCGTTTGCCTACGTGCCGCTGTTGGAGCCGAAGGACAAGACGGCCGCGGCCTACGTGAGTGACGCCGTGGACATGGGGAAGTACCACAGTTTCACGGCCTACATCATCATCGGGGCCGTGACGGGGGATTCCGTCCTGACCGTGAACGCGGATACCACGTCGGCGCTGGCGACCGCGCTGACCACCCCGATCATCTTCAAGTACCGGCTCAGTGCCGGCGCGTTCAAGGCGGCGAGTGCCGACGTGTTCGGGGAGCCCACGGCCGTGGCGACGGTGGCCGGGCTGGCGCTGGCGGCGGGCACCTACGCGAACAAGACCGTGGCCATCGAGATCGACAGTGACACGCTGGTGTCGGGCGCCCGGTGGGTGACGTTCAACCTGTCCTCGGTTGGCAACCCCATGCTCGTGGCCGCGTTCGGCGTCGGCAAGTTGCGCTATCCGGCGCATGTGCAGGCCACCACGCTGGTCTAACAACTGGAGGGCTGGATGTATCCACAACCGACTCCAGGCGCACAGGCGGTCACCGATCTCGGCAAGGGCATCACGGTGCATCGTGCGCTGGACACCTTGCCGCAGACGGTGGTGTCTCCTGGTGAGGCGTTGTTCACGGTGACGGGCGGGCGCGTGTTGGTCACGCGCCTGTTCGCGGAAGTGACGACGGCATTTGAAGGGACGGACCCGGTGCTGAGTGTCACCTCGGCGCCGACGACGGGCACGGCGGTCGTGCTGGCCTCGACGGTGGATAGCAGCTCTGCCGAGATTGGCGGATTCCTGTCCGTCGAAGGGGACGGCACGGCGATTGTGCTCTCGGTGGCGGGGGCCGTGCTGGCGACGGCGGTGCCGTGCAACTGCGTGGTGCCGATCGGCAACATCGGGCTCATTTCGGGCGCAAGCAAAACGGGCGCGGCCAAGTGGACGTTGACCTATTACCCGCTGGACCTGGGCGCGGCTGTGGTCGGCACCGCCGTATAAGGGAGCACAGATGGACATCAACGCATCACGCGACGTGCTCACGACGGCGAGGCTGGGCTATCACGTTTCCAGGGCCACGGCGGCGCTGCCGACGACGGGCGTCACCACGTCGTATTTCACGATCACTGGGGGCCGTGTCGAAGTCACGCTCTTGATCGGGGAAGTGACGGACACCATCCAGAACTCGGACCCTGGCATCAGTGTGACCTCGCGGGCCACGACCGGGACCGCCCTGGTGCTCAACTCCACGGTGGCGCTTACCTCGTTGGAGATTGGCGGGTTCATTCGCGTCAATGGCCTGGGGTCGGCGCTGGTCAAGAGCAACGCCGGCGCCGTGCTGTCGGCGGCCAACAGCGGGTTCATCGTGAACACCGGCAACATCGCCGTGATTGCGACGACCACGAAGACGGGCTCGGTGAAGTGGGATTTGTGGTACTTCCCGATCGACGAAGGGGCGACCGTCACGGCGGCATAGTGCCGCGTGCAAGAGGAGAGAGCACATGCCAGCACAGTACGTCGGGATTCGGAACGACCAGGATGGCCTGACGACCTTCGACGCCATCCGTACCAGCCGGGACGGGGCGCAGATTTGCACGTCGGCCCACGGCAAGTACTACGAGCAGACCTCGCGGGGCAAGCTCTACACGGGCGTGTCGGCCGTGGGTGGGATCGCGCTGATCGCGCCGGCCACAGGCGGCGGACACCCGACGCTGTGGAACCCGGTGGACTCGGGCCACTACGTCAGCGTGGTGCTGCTTGAGCTGTCGTGGGTGAGCGGAAACAACGCGCCCGGTGCGATCGAGTGGGCCTACACCCTGAACGCGGGGTCGACGCACGCGACGGGTGCGCCGATTGCCACCGCGACGCTGGTCGCGCCCGTGGGGGTGCTCGGCGGGGCGCTCACCAACAAGGCGAAGTGGAGCCCGACCACCAACACGTTCACGGTGGCGCCCGTGTTCCTGCGCCCCACGGGGCTGTCGCTCTTCACGGGGGTTGCTGCCACGGCGGTGGCGCCGTTCGCGCTGCGCGCGGACTATGACGGCAACTTCGTCATCGCGCCTGGCACGGCGATCAGCCTCTGCACGCAGGCGGCGACCACCACGGCGCTCTTCCAGGTGGCGATCACGTGGGAGGAAGTTAGCATCTAGCTGCGACAGTCGTGGGCGGGTGGGCGTCGGCTCACCCGCCACATCCTGAGCGGCCTCACGGGCCGGAAGGCCGACATGAGATGGATCGATGTGCATCGCGCCTCTCAGCTCGTCACGGGTCAGGGACCGGCGGTTGAACCCCTGACCTACGCCGAGGTCAAAGCCTTCCTACGTCTGTCAGCCGACGACGACGAAGCCTTCGTCAACGGGTACATCACCACCGCCCGGATGAAAGTCGAGGAAGACGCAGGCCTGTTCTGCATCACGCAGAAGTGGGATCTGTTCCTCGACGCCTTCCCTGACGATCCGATTGAGATTCCCTTTGCCCCGCTGACGGCGGTGGACAGTATCAAAGTCACCTCCGTGGCCGGCGTGCAGAGCACGGTGGCGGCGACGGTCTACCAGGTGGATCTGGCGAGTGCCCCGCCCCGCGTGCAACTCGCCGACAACCAGGTGTGGCCGACGGACATCCGGCACATGGCAGGGATCGTGATCCGCTGCAGCGTGGGGTACGGGGCGTCGGGCACGGCGGTGCCCGAGCTGGTGCGCCACGCGATGCGCTACCTCATCCGCATGTGGTATGCCCCGCGCGGGAACGACCAGGTGTTCATCCCGCCGGCCTGGGTCGGGTATGACAATGCCATCAAGATCCTGCGCACGCGGGGGAAACTCTGATGGCCCGCCGGAGCGCGATCAATGCGGTGGCGAACGCAGTGCTGACCACGCTGAACGTGGCGTCCCTGCGGGCGCTCTGCCCGGGCGGGGTGTATCGCAACCGGCCGACCGCCCAGACCACGCCGTACGTGAGCCTCGGGCCGTGCCGGGAAGTAGGCGAGGATGCCTTTGGTGTGACCTACGGGGCCATCGTGACGGTGCCCGTGCGGGTGTTCACCTCGAGCGCGGATGCGGACGGGGAGAGCCGCGTGGTCACGATTCTGGACGCGGCGATGGCCTTGCTCGATGAGCCGGCGACCTGGGCGGCCGTGACCGGGTGGACGGTGACGTTGGTGGACTGGCAGGGCACGGAGATTGCCGAACTGGACAGTCTCGATGAAGGCGGCCCGGGGTATCTCGGGATCTCGGTATTTGCCG